ATGAAATCACTAGACTATTTCACAATTGCGGAAGAAGAGGAAGCAAAGTACGATGTGGCATTCGTAGACTTTGGAAAGTTCGTGAAGAAGAAGATAGATTTAACGAGGTATGGTGATAATAGATCTAACTTCTTTGATAGGAATGAATATACTGACATTGTTGGAAACAAAATTCATGTCATTACGCCTACAGTAAATGTGCAATGGGAAGGAGATTTGATTGATTTCAAAGCACATGGTAAAATGACGTGGTATCTTGAAATTGTGCAAACAAGCATTCGAGATGTCAGATTGGACAAACCTATCACAGCCCGTGGTCCAAGCGGAGACGATAATACTTTCTTAACTATGGAATATACGATGGAAAGTATTAATGGATATTGTGGATCTTTGGTCGTAGGAGCTGATTCAGATCACGGAGGAAGAATTTATGGCATTCATATGGCAGGATATTGTAACAATAATATCTCATATGGTCAATTAGTACCCGTGGACTTCATCAACAAACTCGATCTCAGTAAACATTTCCGTCAGGTCTCATTTGGAGACGATATCAAACCTGTAACTTTCTTAGATGGACGGCATGAAAGAATTGGAGTTCTCCCACATACTCTCGCTATGACAGGGAAAACAAAAATTACAGAAGGATTATTACATAAGAAGATATCAGAACCAACAAAGAGACCAGCCATTTTGGACTGGCACAAAGGTAAGCATGTGGTGGCGCTTGCCTTGGAGAAATACACTTTGCCGAAATTAGTAATGTCTGAAGACAGATGTGAACGATTTCTGGCTCATTTGAAGAAAGTGTATACACCAAAACGACGATGCAGAATGTTAGACTGGAAGGAGACGATCCGAGGCATCGAAGGAGATCCTTTCATTCGCAAGATCAACAAAAAATCAAGTCCTGGTTATCCGTTTATTTATTATCGGACGAAACCCGGTAAAACAGAGTTTCTTGGTACAGATGAAGAATTTATCTATGATCACCCACTGGTTCTTAAACTAGTGAACGATTATAGAGCCAAAGCTCTAAATTACGACAGACCGGACTGTTTCTTTGTTTCCACAGCAAAAGATGAATTGAGGAAACATGAGAAAGTTGATCAAGGCAAAACTCGCAGTTTTGCTGCAGCGCCGTTACATTATGTAATCTTGTTTCGCGAGCACTATCTTGACTTCATGGCAAGCGTCATGAGAAATAAAATCAAGAATGGTTCCCTAGTGGGAATAAATGCCTACTCACACGAGTGGGATGAACTAGTGCATCGCATGACAAGAATAAATAATGTAACATCAAAGTCATTTATTGCGGGTGACTTTAAGAACTTTGACGGGACTTTAAATTGGGATCTATTATGGATTATATATCTCTTTATGGAGGAACTCTATGGACGGCAGAATAACCCAGTATCACAATGTATCTGGATGGACATTTGTCAATCAAGACAAATATTCGGAAATGTAGTGATAGAGGTTAGTAGAGGTCAACCCTCCGGAAATCCCGGAACCGCAATAATCAATACGTTGTATAACAGTGCATTGATGTGGACGTGTGTGAGCGAAATTCTCGG